CATAGACTTAGGCTTGAACCTAGACTGTGTTGGTAGTGCTTTAAGTATTGTACCCTTAGGTTCATATCCATTGGCACTATCTACATCAAACTGAACTGTCGCAAGTTCATCTGCTAAGTCCGATAGTGTCATTGATATACTAGCCAAGTAGTCCTCATATACTCGTGCTGTCGTGGTTGTCATTGTATTACCTTTCATTGTTATCCGCTTGGCAATTTACCAAGTGGTATCTGTTGGTATCGATAGTGATTATATCACTACCAATTCTAGAAGTCAAGTGGCTCTTTACTATACCACTTCTCACTTAAAAATCCATACTCATCTCTTATCATACTCTTAGCGTTAGGATTGTAACATAGGCAGTCTAAGAACTGTGCGCTACAATCAAAGCAACACTCACATATCAAGCAGTAGAGTTCGCTCTCATATAAATCTACTATAGCCATACAATTAGGACACTCGAACTTGTGATAATCAAACCCGCTATCCTCTTGCACTACTATATCATATACACTAGGCTCATCACCATAGGTGTAGTTATAACTCTCGGTGCGTGGTGTAGATATTGTAGGCTTGTATGAAGTATTACTCCACCATATACCATTATCGTCCCAACTACCTAGACTTTCATTGATAATATAAATCTTATACTGTGCGCTAGGGTCATTAGTCATTACCGCAACCTTGCTACCACTAGCCCACGCACTTATCATATCATATACATAATCATCATCTAACGCAGACACACCACCAAGTCTAGGCAATAATTCCTCTGCCATAATCCTAGTGTCGCTACGCTTATCACCTTTAGGTATATGAATATCTAACACGCCATTGTGCGCTAAGTAAGTATCGTGCTCACCTACTACCTTAAATGGGTGGCAGTTGAGTTCGTTCTTAACTCCGTGAGTAGCATACCTAGCGTGCCACATAGCATAGCCATTAGGATATTGCTCACGCAATTCTAAGAACCTAGCGATAGATTTCTTAGCCGACATACTGCGTTCAGATATAATACCCGAACCAGTATCTATTGCAAACCCAAAGCCGTGTGGATTACTACAAGCACCCATCTTTAGGTCATCTTTACTAGGTGTGGAATTAGGATTACACACCACTAACAAGCACATACTTCACCCCCTTACGCATTGACTAACTCCTGACTATCGATTACTAACTTATCTACTCTACTCATACGCATATAGAGTTCAGGATATAAACCATTATTGGCTTGTATCCAGTCAGAGAACCACTCCCAACTTAACGCACCCATCTTTACATCAGATAGGGTTAAGTCCCTAGTGTATTCTACTGTTGCGTGTGCTAATTGTATAGCACTCAGCACACCGCTAGGGTTCATAGTCCCTCTAAAGAACCTGAGTTCTAAGGTGTGTTGGTTCTGCGTATTTACCGCAGAATATCTCTCAGTCATACTATTACTAGGGTGAGCAACCTTGTGCGCTAGTGTGAAGTATGGTCTATCGAACTCATCATCTTTATACACATCATTAAACCTAGCATATTGAGATTTACGACCACCTAACTTCATCATCTTATCTGAGTTCTTATAGATAAGTGATAAGAACCTGTGAGTGTGTGCGCCACCCTTAAACCCTGCCCTGCTGATATGGATATGAAGTCCGCAACTCTTAGCGTCCCAACTTCTAGCAGTATGAACCTTGCGTAGATAATCTAGCGTAGTCCATAAGTTTGTGTTGGTGCTGAAGTATCCTAGCGTAGCAGGGTGAGATACCATCTCGAACCCACGATACCCGCCACTATTGATACTACTATCCTCTTTAAGATAGGTAAAGTCGCCTAACATTTCCATCACATAACTAGCACTATCCTCTAAATTATTATCCCTAATCTCCATCTCTAATTCTATACCGAAGTGTAGTTTATTCTTATCCTCACCATAGAATACTGGGTTAGGCTTGTAAGAGTATTGGTTAATTAACCTAGTGCTACTATCACAATTCTCACAATCCTCTCGATTATACACTTCGCAACTATCGCACCAGTTGGCGTTATCAGAGCAACAACTTTCACACCAATAAGAACCAATATCCTCTAGGTGATAACTACTCTCATTTTCAGAGTATAAGCACTCGCAAGCCTCGCACCAGAAGGTATGATTATCAGCGCAAGGTTCGCACCAAGTTCCAACACCCTCTACATACCTAGAGTTTTCTTCGAAGTCGTAGTTATCGCAACGCTCACAATAGATACGACACTCAGAGCATAGCACCCTACCATTTAAGGTAGTGGCTAATTCGTCAGGGTCATAGCCAGTAGAGCAACTATCGCACTCTACTAACTCTATCTCATCAGACATAATCACTCTCCAGTTCTATCAGATAACCCCACTTTAGTAAGGTATCATTAGCGTAGCAAGCGTGGCACAGTAGTATATCATCTCCGATATACCCCTCTGATACCATACTAACGCTACACTCTAGGCAATTCATCTTTACTCCTTATTTTATTGGTAGTTCTAATTCTATCATTATATCATTAACTTTACTTCTTAGCAAACTGGTAGCCATAGCCATACTCTTAAAGTCTGACCTAACATACCAGTTCTCTTGAGTTCTTAAAGACTTGCGGATTAACTCCAACTCATCTTTAGTTATCTCGATTACTATGCTATCCATATTACTTGCGTTCTCTGAACAACTTGATACTTCTCAGGGTGATAGCAACCACCGCTAAGATAATCAGCGTTCTATGTGGTAAATAAATATCCACTAAATAACTGTCTAGGTAGGTGGCATAGCCATCTATGCTAAACTCTCTAATGAACTCCATCTTATCTCCATCTCCTAATCTAGTGATTAGGCTACCCTCTAAGGATATCATACCCTTAAAGGATAGTCAAGCCACTACTTTAATCTGCTGAATATCTTGTCGATAGTGCCATCATAACTTTCAGCACCCTCACCATCAGCACCTTCTAGCCACACAATTTTCTTACCCACTCTAATAGTAGAACCTTCGCCGTGAAGGCTCATCAATAGTGGTGCGCCGTAATCATCTGAATTACACTTAGCAATTAAGCGACCTTCAGGGTCATAAGCGTCTAAGGTTATCTTAGCCATCTATTCTCCTTCTATTAAGTTATACCTAAGTATAGCATACTTAGGGCGACAAGTCAAGTTCTGACTTATGGCGTGTCCTAGTAGGGTATCGAACCCTATGCACACCCGACCTACGGGCTAGGACTATCTTGCAATTATAGGTAGTTCTCGGCAGGTCTAGCCAGTAGGCTAGCCATCATAGCCTTACGCTCATCAAGCGCAATTCTACGCAACTCATCAGCACTTAAAGGTTTAGGGGTAGTATCGGGCTTAGGTTTGGCATTCTTAATAGTTCGCCTTGCTAACTTAACCGCTTGACTATCCTCGATAGCCACGATTATATTGCCCTCTTTATCACGCACCACTAAATTGCTAAACCGCTTACTGCGTGAACCTAACCACGCAGGGGCAGACCTAACATTTCTAGGGGGTGTGATAATGCTACCGCTAACCCCATAGGGGTTATGCGACACTATCATATCCTTTCACTAGGGGCTAGATAACTTAGTGAGTAAGTGGCTAAGAGCCCCGATCAGCGCACCCGCCGATACTACTAGGGGGCGAACTCACCCACCTACTTACTAAGTCATCTAACCTTGTAGAATATACTCTACCCTATATTCTCCCGCTTGTCAAGTGCGACACGCTGAGCCTTCTAAGATATTTTATATTCTTTATTTAATTATATCGGGCTATTTCTAACCTGATAAGGAGAATACTACCACGCTTAATCAGGCTTGTCAAGCGACACGCCGAACCTATTTTGTTAAGTAGATCACACGAACAGATGTTCGATTACTGGCGGGTAATATATGGTCGGGCAGATAGTTCGAACAAGTGTTCGCATATTTAGATTATTAAACACGCCCGACCCCGTTGCTCAGGTGGTTCTCAGGTAGTTCTCAGGTAAATACTACTGGTAAGTAAGTCTATAAGTAGATAAGTCGACAAATGTTTGACCCAGACTTGTTTAATTTTCGCACGAGTATATATATATGTCTTAGGTAATAACTTTATGTTAGGTGGCCTAATATATATACAAAACGGACATTATAAAGATATATCACCCTAAGTTGTGCGTTTTTCAGTTATTCACAGGTTATCTATATATGTAATAGTAAATACATATATAGGGAGTTGGCTCCCTTTTATTCCGCCAACTCTATATAGTAGGGTTTCAAAAAAATATAAATACAGTGGGTATACTATGCCGTTAGACGGCTACCGTTAGATTAGTCTTAGGGGCGTTAAATGGCAAAGCAGAACCTTACCAAGGAAGAGGCCCAATTCAGGGTTCTCACCCAACTTAAACAGGGTCAGACCATCAAGATGGCTATGGAGTCGGTTGGCCGATCTGAGGCCGCTTTCCGCCAATGGACCCTTACCGAGCCAAGTTTCAAAGAACAGGCTGACAAGGCTAGGCTAGATTCCAAGGGTATCAAGACTGACCTTGCTGAACTTAAGAATATTTCCTTCGAGGATTTCTCTCAGGAGTTTCTAGACACCTCACTTTTTGACCACCACCTCGACTGGGTGGATCTGGTAGAGGGTAGGCAGCCAAGGTTCCTACACCCATCTATGACTTACGAGCCAGGTGCTTCTAACCGTGTACTTATCAACGTACCCCCTGAACACGCCAAGTCAACAGTTATCACAATCAACTACGTTACCTACCGCCTTGCTGTAGATCCTAACGTTAGAATCATTATAGTTTCAAAAACCCAGGGTATGGCCCGAAAGTTTCTTTCAGCCATCAAGACTAGACTTAGTCATCCTAACTGGACTAAACTGCAAGTGGCCTTCGGCCCGCAGGGTGGATACAAAGCAGACTCTAACACTTGGTCTGCTGATATGATCTATCTAGGTACTGGTAGAGACTCTGGCGAGAAAGACCCAACTGTACAAGCATTAGGCTTTGGATCTCAGATTTACGGTGCTCGCGCCGATCTGATTATCCTTGACGATGTGGTGATGAATGCAAATGCCCACGAGTGGGAGAAGCAAATTGAATGGCTTCAAAAAGAAGTCATCACCCGTTTGGGTCGACACGGAAAACTACTTATTGTAGGAACCCGTGTCGCACCTATTGATCTTTATAAGATGATGAGAGATCCTGGTCAGTGGACTGGTGGTAAATCTCCATTCACTTACTTTAGTCAACCAGCAGTATTAGAATTTGATGAGAAGCCTGCCAACTGGAAAACCCTATGGCCCAAGACTGATAGGCCTGAGGGGGAACAAGATGAGCCAGATGAAAAAGGATTATATACAAAGTGGGATGGACCCTCGTTATTTACTAGAAGGTCTGAAGTTGCTCCCTCAGTATGGGCGCTGGTCTACCAGCAAGAAGATGTTATGGAAGACTCGATCTTCTCGCCAACTGTTGTCGCTGGATGTGTCAACGGAATGCGAAAGAGAGGCCCGCTTAAGGCTGGAGTCCCAGGCCATCCGAAACACATTGATGGCTCTTATACCGTTATCGGCCTCGACCCCGCTATGGCAGGAGCAACAGGAGCAGTAGTAGTTACCTACAACCGCTCTGATGGTAAGATCTATGTCTTAGACTGTGTCAATATGACAGATACTACCCCGCAAAGAATTAGAGATCTCATAGAAGAATGGGTTATCAAATACAAACCCCAAGAGATCCGAATAGAAATTAACGCCCACCAGAAGGCTTACGCCTTAGATGATGATCTACGTAACTGGCTGGCGGCTCACGGCTGTACCCTAAACTCTCACTTCACAGGTAAGAACAAATGGGATACAGGATTTGGTGTTGCCTCTATGGCTTCACTGTTTGGGACAACAAGAGATTCTCGTTTCCAAGATAATAACCTAATTGAACTTCCTTCTAATGAAGGCTCTGAGGGCTTGAAGTCCTTAGTACAGCAATTGATTACTTGGAAACCTGATACCAAAAACCCAACAGATACAGTAATGGCACTATGGTTTGCCGTTATCAAAGTCCGTGAACTTATGCAGCAATCATCATATGCTACTAAGTTTGCTAGTAATCGCTGGGCAACTAGAGCACAAAAAGATAAAAGATACGGAATCAATTTAGACGACGCCTTTGCAGAGCAATGGCAAGAAACCTTTGGATAGGATACAATGGCATTATCAATAGAGCAGATTGCAGCAAGAGTTCAATCACTCCAGTACCGTGCTTCTGAGCGCGATGCTAGGGCAGGCGATGTTCTTACTGTACGTCAAGGTAGAATTTCTGAAGTTTATCCTGACTTTTTTCCAGAAGGCGTAGATACAAATGTCGTGGCAAATTTTATTGATATCGTTGCCAGAGACCTTTCAGAGGTTATGGCACCACTTCCTGCGGTTAACTGCTCATCCGCTAATCAGGTCAATGATCGTGCTCGTAGGTTTGCTGATAATCGTACCCGTATTGCTTCTAACTATTTTAATAATTCCGACTTACAAGTTTCTATGTACACGGGTGCGGACCACTACATAACATATGGATTCCTACCATTCGTAATTGAATTGGATCAGGAAGCAAAACTGCCTCGCATTCGCCTAGAGAACCCAAGGATGGCTTATCCTGAATTTGATCGCTATGGACGATGCATTGCATTTGCAAAAAGATACACACTTACACTTGGTGAACTTGTAGCACAATTCCCAGAATATGAAGGTCAGTTACTTGGCCCATCTGGATTCAAGCAAGATATTAATAACTTAATTGAAATTATCCGCTACTATGACAAAGATCAGTCTGTTGTCTATATACCAGCAAGACAGAATTTAGTTTTATCCCAAGCACGTAACCCACTAGGCAAGATGATGGTTATTGTTGCTAAGCGTCCATCTATTGATGGTGAGATGCGTGGACAGTTTGATGATGTATTAGGAATTCAATTACTTCGTAATCGTTTTGCTATGTTGGCTATGGAGGCTGCAGAGAAATCTGTACAGGCTCCTATTGTACTTCCACAAGATGTACAAGAGTTACAACTTGGTGGCGATGCAGTTATTCGTACATCTAATCCAGCAGGTGTTCGCCGTGTAGAACTTACTCTACCACAAGGTGCATTTACTGAACAACAATTATTAAATCAAGAGTTACGCGTCGGTGCTCGTTATCCAGAGGGACGTACTGGTAACATCGACGCTTCCATTGTTACTGGCCAAGGCGTGCAGGCTCTTATGGGAGCCTTTGATACCCAGGTTAAATCAGCACAAGCAATCTTTGCTACAGCACTTCGTGATGTTATTAGTCTTTGCTTTGAAGTTGACGAAATGTTTTTTGATGAAGTTAAGACAATTCGCGGCGTAGATGCTGGTTCACCATATGCATTAGAATACAAGCCAAGTAAAGACATCAAGAAAGATTACTCTGCTGATGTTCGTTACGGAATGCTTGCTGGTCTTAATCCAGCACAAGGACTTATATTTATGTTACAGGCTCTTGGAGGCAAGTTAATCTCCAAGGATATGGCAATGAGAGAGTTACCATTTAATGTCAATGTTACACAAGAGCAAGAGAAGATTGAAATTGAAGATATGCGTAATGCTCTTATCGGTTCACTTCAAGCATATACACAAGCCATTCCACAAATGGCCGCTGGTGGCCAGGATCCTTCTGACATCGTTAGAAAGATTGCTGAAGTCATTAAGTCAAGACAAAAGGGACAAGCAATAGAAGATGCAATCGAAGAGATATTCGCGCCTCAAGCGCAACAAGTTCCTCCTGCTGGCGCACAATCTCAGGTTGAGCAAACGTCCCCTGCTCCCGCTTCTGCTCCAGTAGGAGGTCCTACTCCAGAACAAGGCGCAGCAGAACTACCACCTCAAGAACAAGCACCAGATATTCAAAGTCTATTATCTAGCCTAACATCAGGCGGAGAAGCAAACGCAAGCGTAAGAACTATTCGACGACGATAATTAAGTAGGGGACAATGACAACAATTATTGGATTAGAACATAAAGACCGCTGCTTCATAGTTGCTGATAGCCAAACAACTGATGCTGATGGCAGAATATATACGCACCCTGAAGTTAAAAAGATTTCAGAAAGTGGTATGTTTTTAATTGCTGGATCTGGTGAAACATTACCTTGCGATATAGCACAACATATTTGGGAGCCACCGACTCCTACTAAGCAAGACAAAGAAGATTTATATCATTTTATGATTGTAAAGGCTATGCCCTCTCTACGCAAGTGTATGACAGAGAATGGTTATAACTTTGATGAAGATACAAAAGAATCTCGCTTTCAGTTTATAATGGCTGTAGGTGGAGAAATATTTGATGTTGACCAAGAATTATCAATAAGCAAATCTGCAGATGGAGTATATGCTGCAGGATCAGGTGCAAATTACGCACTAGGTGCTTTATATGCTGGAGCAGATGCATACCAAGCAATGGAAATTGCATCTAAACTTACAGCGTTTACAGCAGGACCATACATATCAAAAGAACAA